TGTCTTTGCTTTACCAGACCATGGTCTAACAAGCATACGGTATCCAACTGGGTTAGGTATGATTTCAAGATATTCTTTGATGCCTTTGGAATCTGTGGGAATTTGAGATTTTACCTCTGCTTCTTTTGTTTGGTCATTACCAAAATCAGTAAGTTTAGGTTTAATCAGTTGTACCATCGTTATCCTCCTTATGCAGGTTTTTAATATCCTGAAGCAGCGTTTCTAACACGCTGAGTCTGCCACGAGCATACATTAATTTATCAACCGTTTCAACCCCATAGCAGATATGTTGTTTAGTTGAGTCTATTTGTTTAATTATTAAATTTTTTATAGCTTCTGATGTGTAGTGATCTAACATTAATTTCTTTTAAGTGATATTTTATTTTTACCTTGTTTTAATAACATAAAACCATACTCATTTACAATTATTTTTAATACTGCATCCATATCAAATTTAGGATAATCATCATAAATAAATACTGTACCAGCATGTGATCTTTCCCCAAAAAATATTGATTCTTTAATAACATCTACTGATTTATGAGGACCATCAAAGTGTACTAAATCATATTTATTTCTTAATTCTTTTTTATCTCTATAAATTGGTACACCATCTGGAAAACGATTCATAAATTCATCATCACCTATTTGTAGTAAAGAAAAATTTTTATAATCTAAATCTTTAATCAATTGATGTTTCATTTCATTTGTATAATCACATACATAAGATTCAGATTTATCATAATGTTGATAATCTAAATTACCATATGGATCAATTCCTATATGCCAATGTTTTTTTGAAATTAACTCATCTAAAATTATTTTTGAACCTTGTCCTTGTCTCACACCAATCTCAGCTGTAAATAAATCATCACCTTCTAAGGTCTGACAAGCTTCCTTAAGTATCTCGTATTCGGTGCTATCGCCCTCTATCATATTTTAAATGCTTGAATAGCTGATAATTTTTCTTCTGAGTCTGTGATGATTGCTAGTTGCTTATCTATCTCATCAAGGTGTTGTGGATGTTCGCCAATTCCTACTGAATTAGTCAGGTATATTTTTATAGTTGCATCAGCTTCAGAAATTTTAGCATTATATCTATCTTCCAATGCATTTATTAAAACCATTTTAAGACTCATAACGAATCTATATACTATTTATCTGGATTGTAAATATCTTTTATTTTGCCTTGAGCAAGTAATTTTTTTAGATCACCCTTAGTCATTTTAGAGTAATCTGGTTTTAGTTTTTCACTTAATGCTTTTCTTTCAACTGTATTAATAAATTTATTTATTAAATTTTTTATCCATTTCCACATTATTTTTTACCTCCATTACGAAAGATTTGTGTTCCCTTAATTCCATATATCGATGCTACGACAAGGATCCACAAATTAGTGAACCATGAAGGGAGCTGTGAGAACATTTCAAAAAACAATTTTACTTTGTCCATAGCAGTTGGATCGTCACTTACTACTGCCCAAGCCAGAATTACTACGGGCAAACTTAAAATTATCAAAACTGCCTCGTCCTTCCAGTCTGATTGTCTAGACTCTAAAAGTTTTCCTTGGTATTGCTCCTCTCCTCGAGCCATACGATCAGCATGTAGAAGTTGTGCTTCTGACATTGCCATTTTAGTTCTTTGCTTGTTAGCGTAAATTTTTGATCCTGCATTCATTGCAAGTTTAATAGCTGATAACCACATTATTTTTTATATCCTCCTCTTTTCATTTTAACTGGAGGTACTTGTGGGTTTGGTCCTCTTTTTGGTGGTGGACCATATCTTACTCCACCAGATAGTCCTCCAGTATTATATGCTTTAAAACTAAAAAAATTTTTTCTTGGATTAATTAAAGTTGTATCTACTGCTTTATAGGTCTGCATAGGAATTATTGATTTTTTCATCGAAGCTTGTCTTGCTTCTCCCCCTTTTCCAGTTGTATCAATATTAGTAGTTTTACTAGCTATTGTTTTTTGAGGGGTTGATATTTTTTTTGCAAGATTATAACCAAAAGTTGCTATCCCTAAAGGTAGATCAAAAACTTTGCCAACAACTGTACTTACTCCTTTTACTATTGGATTACTTCCTTTATTAGTAGTTCCGCCATCTCCAACTTTAGTACTAGCTCCTTTGTACTGGCCTACTGCACCGTATTGCTCTCTAGTGTTGTCAGATCCAGTTGGACCACTAGGACCACCAAAATCAGAGCTTGCTGCATCTTTACCACCTTTAGCTTTTAAAACTTTTTTTAATTTTAGTTTTGATACTTCTCCACCTGAAAGATATTTTCTCTCCCAAGCTTTTGCAATTGTAGGTTTATTTATATGTAGATATCTTCTCTGCTTTTCAGATTTAAAAGGCATTACTTTTTAATTCTCTTTCTAGCAATATCAAGTTTCTCTTCTGCAATTCTAATTCTTTCTGCTGCTTGATCTTCATTATTTTCTAATTTCATTTTCTCAATATCTAATCTTTCATCAATTTCATTTTCTCTAATCTCATTAGAGTTCATGTCTTGTTCAGCTTTTCTTTGAAGATCAACTGCTTTTAAATCTAGTTCTCTTTCTTTTAATGCAACTAACGGATCTTTCTGTTGACCCATAGCTTCACCTTGAGCAAGTTGAGTAGTTATCTCTGCAACTCTTTTTGCAATCATAGAAGCAATTCTTATCTGTGCTCCTTCTTGATCTTGTTGTAACATTTGTTGCATCATTGGATCATCTTGAATCATAGCTCCAACTTCTCCTTGAGCTTTTAGTGAAACGTGTTCTGATATATGAGCTTGTAAAGCTGAATAAACTTGTGGATTAATTTGAACCATTCTTGTAGCCATAAATGCTACGTGAGCTGTAATGTGTGCATCATGGTCTTGTGTTGGAAATGCTCTTAATGGTTTCTGCATTAAAGCTTCCATATTTTCTGTTGCAGGATCTTTTGGTGTTGGTTTCTCTTGTGGTATTAATAATTGATCTATGTCTTGAGTCCCCAATGCTTCATAAACTCTTCTGTATGCTTCTCTTAAATTATGCATCATAGGATTTGACATCGCTATCTTTAAATTTTCATTAGCTAAAGTTACTCTTTGAGCCATACTCATGATATTAGGATCGGCAACTGGAATAACATCCACTCTATCATCAAAGTCAGTTTGCTTAACTGCTTGATCTGCACCGTATACTGAATAAGGGTAAATGGGTGGTAAATAAGTACCAAATACTTTTGATAAAAGTCTAAATTCTCTTCTCATTGAGTAATAACATCTTTTGTGTATAGCACTCATGACTCTCGAACCACGTTCCAGTAATGATACAGTTGTACCAACAGCTCTATTTTGTAAATCATTACCAGTATCCATGTTAGTTATAGCTGCAAACTTCTGTCCAGCTTGTACAACAAAGCCCATTAGTTGGTATAATGTAGCCGATGGTTCTTTAAATGGTAAAATTTGAAACTGATCTTTGATATTACCTCCCGGTGCATCAACATCTCTAAACTCTCCTGGTTGAAACGGTTGGTCATCATCTCTAATTCTTATACCTCTAGACTTAAATCCAGCTGGTAAGTTTGATAATGTTCCAGCATCAAGTAATTGTCTTAGTGATTGAGTAGCAGTTCTACTTAAACCACCTATCATATGAGTTAAACCAAACCCATAAAAACCTAATCCTGGTAAAAATTTAAAATGTACAAAGTATTCTTTTCTTTTTTTAGTCTCATCATTCATAGCATAGTTACGATAGATAGATAAAATTTGTCCTGAGCCTTCATCAATTGTTATGATGTAAGGAACCTTAACTTGTTTTTCTGAGTTCTGCATTTCAAACTCTTCTAAATTACAATCTACATGCATTTCTAGAATTGAAAAAGAATACTGTCTTTCGCCACCCGGTGTAACTCCTTCTAGCTCTTGATATTTTTTTTCAATTTCAGTTGGACCCTTAGAAGAAGGTTTAAGTTCTACATCTCTATAAAATCCTGATTCTTGTTTTTTTAATATTTCATTCTCACCCATTTTAATAACATGAGTAATTCTTTCACAATCCATTAAGTCAGTTGAATAATAAGGGACTACTAAATCTTCTGCTGGTATAAATTTTGATACAGCTCTTTGCATCACTTCATCATAATAAACTTTTTTAAATGCAGAACCTGCTAGTGCTAAATAAAATAATAATTGATCAAATTCTGGAGTGTACTCTTCCATCTCTTCAGTAATCATATAGTTCATGAAATCTTGAACACGTTGTGCTTGGTTCATTTTTTCATTATCTTCAACTCCAAGAACTCTAGTTTTTACTGGTCCTGATGATGGTAATAATTCTTTGTAGGCTTGTGCTTGAAAAGATGTAACTGCTTCACTTAACAATGGATGAGTAACTGAAGCCGACCCCCTAAATGGTCTTGTCATTTCTCTTTGGTTGAGTCCCAATAAATCTAAATTACTAGTGTATGAAGTTTCCCAATCTTTTCTTGAAACTCTATCTTTTTTATAATCATCAAGTAATTGATTTGACATTCTTTGCAATACCTCATCGGACATGTCTTCGGCAAGGTTACTAAAAAATGCTTCAGTCTCATTTACTGCTTCTTCAACAGTAGTAGGTTCATCGCTTTCTAATTCAATATCAACTTCTTCAGAATCAGGAGTTACAATTTCCTCTTCAATTACTTTATCAATTTCAGCCATAGTAAAAGCTTAGTATGTTTTTGTCTTAAGTGTACCGTTTAATCTAGTTTTAACTGCTGCTTCACCACCCATAGATCTTCTTGTAAAACCAATTCTATTAGATTTTCTTTTAATAATATTTTTTGCAGGACTATCTATTTCACCTTTTGTAGCCATTAATTTCAATCTATTAATATTTCCAGTTTTTGTTCTTGGGTTTAAATTTGTAAGTGATTCATCTTGTAGAATTTTTATAGCAGAATTTTTAGATTTTGCTACAGGCATATTTTTTAATGATCTGTATTTATCACCTAAAGCACTTCCTCTACCCTTATCTATATTTATTCCAGCATCTTCGGCACCCATAAGTTTAGAAGCACCGTAAAGTGCTACTCCAGCTAAAGCTGCTTTCTTCAATCTTTTTTTTAATTTTGACATGTCTTCTCCTAATTAATAATATACGTATTTACGTTCCTTATAACTTTCAACCTCATCCTCGTCAGAATAAGTAGTTAAAAAAGAACCTTGGCGATATCTTAACATAGCTTGGGTAGTACTGTCCACATAATCATCATACTCTCCATGAGGAAATGCTGCACATTCTTCGATTACCTCTTGAGCCCAATGTTCGTCTCTTGGATAATAAACTTGTCCTGATTCAAATAGTGGAGCACATGCATTTACTCTTGAATGCTTATCTTGTCCACGTCCTGGAGTGTAATCCATAACTGGAATACCCATTCTACGAAGTTCTTGTAATAAACTTTGTCCACTAGCTTTTGCTTCAATAATAATAGTTTCTGGTTGCCAATACTTATATTGGTCAAGAGCTACCATTTTTAATTCTGGAAAATCATATTTACCTTTTATAGCATCAATTAACATTACGGCATCTGGCCCTGATTCGTGAGGCGTGAATATTCCCCATGTAGTGATAGCAGAATAGTCGGCAGTTTCTTTTTTACTGAATGCCGTGTCGTAAGATTGTATAACATGTTTTAAAGTCGGAATGTCCTTGGCCCACGGAACCCACCAATCCC